CTACCTGCTTCCAACCGGCAGCATCGACGATATCGCGCGCAAGGTCAAAGTTAAACGCGCGGAGCATAATTATCGGACTCCGGCGTTTGTGATCCTGGATGCCAAATATGGGGCAAGGTCCACCCGGACGTTCGAGGGGGAAAGCTCCTGGGAAGAAGATTTGTATAAGGCCGGGATTGAAAGAATTCGGCTGTCGCATTCCGATCCTGGGGATGTAGCTCTGGGGCATAAGAGAGTGAAAGAATACCTGGCCCCTCAGTACTCATCGGCGCGCGGAAAAAGCGTGCCTGGCATGATGTTTGCCAAGGAAGGCTGCGCTGGAGACCGGGGTCCGTCCCAGGACATGCGTAATTATCAGTGGAAACCAGGAACAGACAAACCGGAAGAGGGATATAAGGATTTTCCAGACTGCGTTCGCTATGCTGCCCTAGAGCAGCCGGTGTACAAAGCGCCGAGCGCCGAGCGGGATATACTGCTGGAATTGCTGGCAAAGAAGAATGAAAGCGATTATCACCCGCTGGGGTACGGACTCAGGCCGGGTGTGATAGTGTGATGGCATGAGCAAGTGCCCACGGTGCGGTCACGAAGAAGAGCTTGGAGAGATCGTCTATCTTGAGCGCGAAAACCGTCACTTGCTGCGCCGCATCCTCAAGCACCTTGGACTTGAAAACCTTCCCACCCAAATTTCGTTTCAGGAGATTACCATGCTACCCACAGCAGGCGGAAATACCCTCGTCTTTACCGGAACGCTAACCCCGTCCGGCTCAACCTTTCCCGCGGATGCGGCCTTCACCGTTTCCGCCAACGATCCGGCAGTCGTTCCCACAGTGGACGGGACCGGTTTGATCGTGACCGTTCCCCTACCGACAGGATGGGTGGAGGAAGTTGGACAGCCGCTGGCGATTTCCTATTCAGCCGCAAGCGCCAGCAATCCCACATGGACGCTCGCGGCGCGGGTCACGCCCTCGGCTCCCGTGAATCTGCCGACCGCGATTTCGTTTACGCAGACGACTTGAGGCTTGATGCTTGAGTACCAAATGGAACCCCTGAGCCTCGCCCTGATCGGCGAGACGCTTGCCGTGCAGCAGGCGTATTGGGAGGAAGTGGCTGGGCCGTTCCACGCCTTTCCTCCCAATGTGGACTGGAAGACCTACCTTCTGGCTCAAGAGAAGGGGTGCCTCAAAGTCATTTGCGGGCGCGTCGGTGGAGTCTTGAAGGCAGGCACCTTTATTGTCGTCGCGCCGCACCCGCACTACGCCTGCATAGCGGCGTCGCTGCCGTTGCTGTTCGTAGTCCCTGAGTGCCGTAAGGGTAGAGAAGGGATCCGGTTGGTAAAACTGGCTGAGGCAGAGGCGGTCAAGGCGGGCGCGCAACTGATGATGACCCATGGCGGAGCGCATAATGGGGTGTACAAGCTGTTTGAATTTATGGACTACCAAGACTTTGGGCGGTACTTCGTTAAGGTCATCGGAGATACCAAACCAGTATTCAAGGAGCGCTGAATGGGAATCACGGCTCTGATCGCCGGATTGGCGATTTCGACTGCTGCCTCGGTAGGGACAGGCATCTATGAGGCAGTTGCCCAACCCCAGGCCCCCACGGCTCCCACGACGCAGCAGACCACAGCACAACAGGCGCAGGCTTCGCAGGCCGCCGCTTTGGCGCAGGCTAACGCCCTTCAAAAACGGCGCGGCATGGCCAGTACTATTCTCACAAGTCCCTTGGGGGTATCTGGCGCTCCCCAAACTCAAAAGGCCACGCTCGGAGCTTAGATGGCGTATCCCGCAGTTGCGATGCCATATCAGGATTCAGACGGGTTCCGTCTGAACGGGCGCGCCGCCGGCGAGAGGGCGAAAGACGCGCAGAAGTATTTGCAGGTTTTAGCGGAGGAAAGACTTCCGTGGGAACCACAGATCGATAACTTAATAGCCTATGTAAATCATGGCCGAAGGTCGATTCAGGATAAAGACTTGTGGCCCGGACAGCCAACCGGAATGGAAATTTACGACGATTCCGCCATGCTTGCCTGCAATAAACTGGTCGATGGCATGGTGGGGTATCTCTGCCCCAGAAATCAGCAGTGGTACTTGCTTCAAATTCCCGGCAAACTGAATTTTCCCCGCACCTCCCGGATGCGAAGCTGGACAGGTAAGCGAGTTGATTCTTATCCAGAAGTCCAGAAGTGGCTGCAGGATTCTCAGGACGTGATGGAGTCGGCCTTCAACCGGTCTAATTTCTATGACATCAACACCGAGTTCATAAGGGACGGAGCTTCCTGCGGGACGGCACATTTGTTGATCGAGGAAGATGTGTCCACGTCCACCATATTTTTCACCGTCCCTCATTTCCGGGAGTGCTATGTCGCGGTCAACTGTTTCGGAAAAGTCGATACCAACTACCGCGTTTTCAAAATGACGTTGCGGCAGTTTGTCCAGCAGTTCGGCCTGGATGCGATGAAGAAGGCCGACAATAACTTCGAGAAAGATTACGAGTCGAACATGCACGCGGAGCGGGAAGTGTTGCACGCCGTCTATCCGCGCAAGGACTATCAGCCGTGGCGGATCGATGCCAAAGGAAAGAAGTGGGCTTCCGATTGGGTTTACAGTAAGGGTGGAAAGATCCTCGATTCCCAGGCAAGCGATCAGGGCGTAACCATGTTGTCCGAGGGCGGGTACGACTCGATGCCGATTCTCTCCTGGCGGTGGCGGGTCAACTCGGACGAGATTTACGGCAGGGGACCGGCGCACGACGCCTGGGTAGCCATTGTGCTGGCAAATCAGATGGGGAGAACCAACCTGATTACCGGCCAGAAAGCGGCTGAGCCTCCGCTGGCGGCGTATTCCGATCAGCGCGGGCAGATTCAGAGAGGTCCGAACGGCATCACATTCCTTGAAGCCGACCGAGGAAATCTACGAGACAGGATGCCTCAACCTCTGACAACGGGAGTGCAGAATCTTCCCTTCACAATAGAGTTTCAGCAGCGTGTCGGGCAGATCATCAACGAGCATTTCCACGCCAACACTTTTACGATGCTGAGCCAGATTGGCCAGCAGAAGGGCATGGGCAGGCCGGTAACCGAACAGATTTTCGAGATGCAAAGCGAGAAGGCCGCTGCTCTGGGGACCAGGATCGGAAACCTTCAATCGGAGGCGTTCGACCCGTTGATTGCAAGGGTGTTCGATATTGAGGCAAGAGCAGGAAGAATTCCCGATCCTCCGCAGATTCTGCTCGACTCCGAGCACAACGGGGTGATGGTTCAATACCTTGGCATGTTGGCTCAGGCTCAGACGCGGTTGAGTAAAGTGCGGTCTATCCAAACCTCCGTCGCGCTGGCGATGCAAATCTCGCAGTTCGATCCTATCGCCCTTCATGCGATTGATACTGACGAGATGATGCGCGAAGCGATGGACGCTTCCGGGATGCCGGTTTCCTGCCTCAGGCCTCCGAAGGCGATTGCTCAAATACGCGAGATGGCGGAGAAACAGCGCCGGCAGCAGCAGCAGGTCGAGAACGCGCCGAAGATTGCGAAGGCGGCGGCTCTGGCAGGCAAGGGTGCGGAGCCGGATAGCCCGCTTAAACAGTTGATGGGCGGCGGCAAGGAGCCAGGAGAATGATTGAATACTCCCCGGAAGAGGTCAAACAGGCACAGCGCGAGCGGGATCGTTTGCAGCGGTACAGGAATGTTTTCGGCTCCCCAGAGGGGCTTCGAGTATTGGGTGATATTCTCGCGATGTGCCACTTTGGAGTCCCGTTGAATAACGATTCTGAACGGATTGAGTATAATGTGGGCATTACAATCGCCCGCATGAGTGGTATGATGGGCGCAATCGACTCTCAGTTGGGAATCGGGGAGGATTGACATGGCAGGACCGACAGCGCCGTATTACGAGGATGTTCGAATGCCGGGATCTGGAGCCTTACGAGTTCCGACCGAGGCATTCCCTGCAAATCTCGCCGTCTACAAAGACCTCACGCTTACCGGACAGGCCGGAACCGTCACACTCAACTCTCAGCAGGCGTCGCGCACCTATTTCAGCATCACCAACAACGCTGCCGTGACGCTGGTTTTTCCCAGTATTCCTGGGAAGGAATTTATCGTCAACAATCTTGCAGCCTCGTCCAACTCTGTCACTGTCGAAGTTTCCGGCCAGAGCGCAACGCCTATTGCCGTTGCTGCCGGTTTCCTCCAGCATTTCGTAATCGACGCGGCCCTTGGGGTTGTGCCGGCCGCGGCGGCGGTAGCAATCTAGGAGTTTTATGCCAACCGGAGTGTATCCCCGCAAACCGATGACGCCAGAGACTGTCAGAGGTAAAGTATGCCTGGCGTAGAAACCCAACCGACGGAGCCAGTATCCCTTGGATGGAGAGCCGGACTACCAGCCGATATTCGTGAGGACGAGGCATTCGTACCGTTCAAAACCGTGGGAGACTTTGCAAAAGCCCACAAGGAGACGGCGGCGAAGGTCAAGGACTACGAGGGGAAGCTGGCCAATTCGATTCCCAAACTTGGCGAGAACGCGACTCCGGAAGAGCGCGAGAAGTTTTACAACTCACTCGGACGGCCCGAAAAGCCGGACGGCTATGAACTGGATGGAGAGGACAAGAATGCGCCGGAGTGGACTGGGTACTGGCGGAACGAGTTGCACAAGATTGGCGTTCCGAAGGACCAGGCCAAGGCAATTTCAGCGGCCTTCAACAAACAGATCGGGTCGATGGTCGAGCAGCACAACGCGAAGATTCTTAAAGCGAATAGCGATGCTGCAGCCGCACTTAAAACCGAGTTGGGCGACAAATACGATGCGAGCGTCGCGCTCGTGTCGCGGCTATGGAAGCAATGGGGAAAAACAGAAGTCGAGTTCGATAAGGCGTTCGCTACTGAAACATCCGCCAATCGAGTGACGATGATGCGCTTCCTGTTGAATGTAGCCGCGAAAACCGGGGAAGATACATCTTTGCGTGGGACAGTGCAGCGAACCGAATCTCCCAAAGCGGGATACGATTTGAGTAAGTTCAATCTGCCCAAGGCAAGAGTGTAGATGGGAGTTCATCGTGGCCACAGATCAATCGCAACTCGGTTACTCAACGCTCACCGATGTGATCGGGAGTTATTCGTCGTCGGATGCGCGGGCGCAGTTTGTGAAGCCAGCCAAGGTTCTTGCCCGCGCTTGCCCGCTGCTTGAATTCCTGCCATTCGTCGCGGCAAACAACATGCTTTTCAATGTCGCCCGGCGCACCGATTACCTCGATACGCCCTCGACCCGGAGGTTCAACGAAGCAGCCGCAGTTACTTCGTCGAAGAACACCAATATCACCGACGATATTGCGATGTGGGAAAACTGGAGCGTCGAAGATTCGGCGTTTGCCGATATTCAACCCGACCCGTCCGCATATATGTCGGATCAGCTTGACAACAAAGTTGAGGGCTTCCGCCAGAAACTTGAGGCGTCGTTGTTTTATGGCAGTCCCGCTACGGATGTTGGCGGAATCAGGGGCTTGGCGACGCGCATCAACAACCTCGAATCGCTTCCCAACGGAGACGGACAGTGGCCCGCCAATGCGTACAGCGGCGGCGTGGCATCGGGAAACTCCACCAGTATTTGGGCGCTTGAATTAGGGAAAGACAAGGTTCAAGCTATCTATGCGGCGGGGAGTCCTGGGGGGTTGGAAATCAATACTCTTGGGAAAATGCCTTGGACTATGGCCACGGGTCTGAGTGGAGTTCTTGGGCAATCTAAGGCGATGATGGCCTATGTCACTCAAGTGAAATGGAGCCTGGGCCTACAGGTCGTTGACGAACGCTGCGCGCAGCGCATCGCTAACACCAACCCTACGGCTCTGGCGGCGGGCGGCTTCGACGAGAACATTCTCATTCAGGCGTTGGGGAATTTGCCCAGCGCGGGCAATGCTCCAGGCACGGTGATTTTGGTTAACCGGGCCATTCTGAATGAGATGAACATTCGGGCAGTCTCGCAGAAGACCAACGCCTTCTACACGCAGAACATGGAAACCGGAGACATCTGGGGATCGCGGCGCATTACCCGCTTCCAGGGAATCCAGGTCGTCATGGCGGAAAAGATTTCCAACGCGGAAACCATCATCAGCTAAGAGGAGATTACCATGCTGTCAGATGCGATGCAGTATTTTCATGGAACGGGGACATCGGCTTTCGGCCCGGTAACCAACACCGCTGGGGTGCTCGGCGATGCTCTGTGCGCCGCGGGGAGCCAGTATTGCAACCTGGAAATCGATTTTGGCGCTCCCAGCACCGGTTCGGCTTTCCCGTACATCTCGGAATTTCCGTCTCTCACCGAGAAGGGTTACGCCTCCCCTCCCGAAGTGGTCGGAGAAGGCGGAATTGAGATGGGGGTCCATATCGTTATCGGTTCCGCGTTCAACACTCTGACCTCAATTCTGTTCAACGTCGTCTCAGCCGCAACCACGGCGGCAACCACACCCATCATTGCGGCGCGTTCGCTTACCCTGGCGCAGATGGCGGTGGTAGGAGCGCACTACTGGATTCCAGTTCCGCTGACAGCCGTGCTCGAATTCCTGCGCTGGGATGCTGTGTTGACCGGCTCCGATCCCACCCTCGGGACACTCTATTCCTGGTGGGGACCAAAGTGCGGAGGCGAACAGTGAGGATGGTTGTAGCCCAATGTCTTGCTTCTGCGTGGGATAGCGTTGCTTGTAGAACCTACGAACCGGGACAAGGACCGTTACCGGACGGGCTTTATGAGATCGACGCCGATAGCCAGCTTTCAACGCTTGTGACTATCAGGGGAATGTGGCTGTTCCAGTATCCAGGGCATGAAGGGAAAGGCTTTCAGAAACCAAGAGTAGAGCCGGTTGCTCCGCAGGTTCCTCCTATTGAAGCAAAGGCAGACAAACGGAAGCAGCCGATGACAGATGAGCACAAGGCCAAGATGTTAGCTGCACGAAAAGCCAAGAAGGCTGAAAAACTGGCGAGGCTGACGGCGGCTTAGACAGGTTGCCATTCGTCCAGGAGGCGGGGCGTTTCGCCTTGCCTCCTATTTTTTTGAGGGAGAGCGATGAACTATTCACAGGTTGGAATAGCCAACATGGCCCTGTTGAGAATCGGGGCGCGCGGCACCATCGCATCTCTTTCCGAAGACTCGCCCAACGCCATTAAGGTATCTGCCGTCTGGGACATGATATTTCAGGAGGTTTTGTCGGAGCGGGACTGGAAATTTGCGAAGACTCGCATTCAACTACAGCAGAACGCCAACTCCCCGGCGGGAGGGTACAAGTTCGCGTATGCTCTTCCATCTGACTTTCTTCGCCTGTGCCGCCCAAGAGAGAAGCCGGAAGAGCGCAGAATCGCCGATGCCTACTCATGGGGATGGGGACACCGCAACCGCGATCTGCCCGTATGGCCTAGAGAGGTCGAGCCGTATATCACAGAGACGGTGTTGAATCCTTCCCCGATTCCCACCTATACGACGAATCTTCTGAGTAACTATCCTGGATGCGAAACGTATGCCGATGCCTGCCCAATCACCATCAACTACATCCGTCTCATCACCGACCTGACGCAACTGCTGCCGGGGTTTGTGAACGCGCTGGCGTACCGGCTCGCCGGAGAACTGGCAATCTCAATCACAGAGGACTCGAAAAAAGCTCAGAGTGCGATGGGAATGTACTTCCAGACACTCAACTCCGCGCAGGCACAGACCGAGTGCGACGATTTTTTGCAGGATGAGGCGGGATCGAGCTCGTGGGTGGATGCGGGGCGGTATTGGGGGCGTAGATGAGCAATGTTCTCATCAACAATTTCAATACCGGCGAAGTGTCGGAACTAATAGAATCAAGGTCGGACCTGTCCAAGTATGCTGCCGCCTGCAAGACGCTTGAGAACGCCATTCCGTTGGTCGAGGGCGGGGCGAAGAAGATGCCGGGGACGATCTTCGCCGGGATCGCGGCTAACGGCGGCCCTCTGGGAACGGCAAGCACTGGCAAATCCAGGCTGGTTCCTTTCGAGTTTTCTACCAACCAGACAGCGATCCTTGAATTCTTTGCAATGGGCGTGCGCATCTGGATTGACGGCGGGTTGGTCGTCGGAGCTTCGACCGGGTTGAATGACTGGGCTCCGACGAATTCCTATGCTGTGGGGATGCAGGTTCTTCTCGGGGCTTATACAAGGCTCTCTACCACACTGGTGCCAGCAACGCCCTATCTGACCATCCAGGCTCCGTACAGCGAAGGATCACTCAGCAATGCGGTGATTACTTTAGGAGTGAATTCCTCAGACAATCTCGCGGTGACCAAAACAGGAGTAGTGCCAAATCAGGGAATTCAGATACTTTTGGCCAATACAACGTCATCCAAAAACTCATCGGCGGCTATTCAGGCTGCTCTTCTGGCGCTAATAAACCTGAATTCTTTCCTGCACAACTACATCCCGCTCGTAAACTGGCAGGCGTATTGGGACCCAACTTCCTCAACTCCTCCGATTACCTCTGTCACTGTCTCGCAGGCGATGGCAGGTTCAGGCTCAATTTACGAAAATCTGACCGCAAGCAATACTGACAACTTCCCAGCCGTCTCCCTTTCAAATTGGAATCTGATTGCGCCCAACCAGCCGGTTGTCATTGCAACGCCATACGCCGAGGCCGACCTGTTTGCGCTCGATGTCTCTACCCAAAGTGCCGACGTATTCTACATCGCGCATTCGTCTTATCCGCTCGCTTCACTAAGTCGGTATTCAGACACGTCATGGATTTACCAGCCTCTCGCCCTCTACGGCACAACCGATGTGGTGAAGACCGGATACAGCGCGTTAGGGCAGTCAATCTCTAACATCACAGCGGCGAACCCTGCCGTTGTCACGGTGGCCAGCGCCGCCGAACCGTTCGAGGATGGAGACCGGATTTACATCAACGAATGCTCCGGGATGGTGGAGTTGAACGAAGGACAGTTCATCGTGTCAGGCATGGGTGGAAGCGCGGGGGCATGGACGTTCAACCTTCTTCCGCTAGGAGCCGAAGGCGGAGGGCCAGTCGGGAGTTTGGGTGGTTGGAGTGGCGGCGAATTTCCTGAAAACCCCTCTGGAATTTATATGGCAAGCGGCGGCAGTGGCACTGGCCTGACTATTTCCGTCGCCACGGAGCCTGTGCAGGAGTACGATGTCACGCTCTGGAGAGTCATTTATCTTGGGGTGGTAGACGCTGGCACTGGATATAATGTCGGCGATACAGTAGAAATCTCAGGCTCCGGATTCGGAGCGACGGCGCAAGTCACGTCGGTTATCGGCAGCGCCGCCATCGACTCGACCAACTTTCTGCCCTACACCGGCGGCGGGTTTGCGGTGGCGATTCCTAACCTGTTTGTCGGGGCCGGGAATTATCCTGCGTGCTGCACGCTCTATCAAGAAAGGTTTTGCGTGGCCGGTGCACTCGCCACGCCAACGCAGGTCAATGGCAGTGTGCAAGATGACTACTCTGATTTTATCTGCGACCCGAACGAGGATGATTACGCGATTCAGTTCACTTTAGTGAGTCAGCAGGTTAATCAGATGAGGTGGATGATCGGCACACCTACTGCCTTGATGCTGGGCACTTCCGGCGGCGTGTGGGCGATGTACACCACGGATGGCCAGTCGCTTTCACAAACAGACGTTACAGCGGCTCTCCAAACTACCATCGGCGCTGGGAACATAGCTCCTCAACTGGTCAATTCCGATGTAATTTGGGTCACTCGGTCGGCAAGAGTGGTTCGCCTGATTGTGTTCAACTTTGTAACGAATCAGTGGGAAGGCCCCGATCTCACTCGATTGAACAGCTATATCACGATTGGAGCGACAGAAGCTCTTTCAGGGATCGTCCAGACTTCGTTCCAAAGTGAGCCTTATCCGATCTTCTGGGCTGTGCGGGCCGACGGGCAACTGCTCGGATTAACTTACAACCGCGAAGAGGAAGTGTTTGCATGGTTCCGTGTGGTAACCGATGGCGTGATTGAATCGGTGGCCTGCGTATCCGAAGACAACGCGGAAGATCAGGTGTGGATTTCAGTTTTAAGAATCATCAACGGAGTCCAGCAGCGGTACATCGAGTACTTCGCTCCGCAGGACTTATTTCACCAATTATCGAATGCCTTTTTCGTCCATGCCGGTCTACAGTTTCAAGGAGTGGGGCCGTTTTCAATCACCGGAATCTCGAATTCCAATCCATGCGTCGTTACGGCTCCCGGCCATTCACTTACGAACGGGATGTCGATTGCGATTGCGGAAGTTCTTGGGGCGACGCAGGCCAACACAAATCCTCTTACGGCGTGGACGGTGGTGGGAACGAGCGCCAACACGTTCCAGCTTGACGGCATTGATTCAAGCGCGTGGGGCGTATATGGGGGCGGAGGGACGGTTGAGCAGGTCACTAACCAGGTTACGGGCATGAGTTACTTGCTTGGCAAGACCGTGATCGCGGTCGGTGATGAGCAGGTGATCTTCAGCGGTCCAGTCACCGCCGATACGGTTGTGTTTCCCTCGTATGCCAATCAGGTGACCATAGGACTTCCGTTCACCACCACGGTCCAGCCGATGAATCCGGTAATCGGCAACCAGCAGGCCACGTCCAAAGGCAAGAAGCAAAAGTTCTCGCGCGTCACGCTTTCTTTATACGAATCCATCGGCGGTTTGGTTGGAACTGACTCGAATCACCTTCATGCGATCAATTACGGCCAGAACGCGATTGGCAATCCTCCAACCCTTTTTACTGGCAACATCACACGCGAACTCGACGGGGATTGGACGGATTCAGATCCTATCTTGATAGTCCACGGGGAACCATTCCCGCTCACGCTGCGGTCGGTAGTTCCACGTCTTTCTGTCGCCGAGGAGGGTTGAATGGGCAACATGACCGGCTTGCAGCAGATCGGCTTGGCATCCGCTGGCTCTGGCGCGGTGAGTTCGGCTGTGTCCGGATTTGGGCAGTACGAGTCCGGCCAGCAACAGAAAGAGGCTTACGACTACAACGCCTCGATGACGCTCCAGCAGATGCAGGAGCAGATGCAGACCACTGAGGCGAATTATTCTACCCTCATTGGCAAGCAGGCATCGGCTTATGCAAGGGCGGGAGTGGACGTAGCCTCTGGATCTCCATTGCTGGTGATGGCCCACACCGCCGCCCAGGGCGGAGTTCAACAGGAAAGCGAATATCAGGCCGGTACGGAGGAAGCGGCCTTGCAGAAGTATTACGGTAAAGTAGCTGCGTTCAACGGAACGGTAGGTGGAATTAGCACCTTCATCTCCGGGCTGTCCAAAGCTGCTCTGAGCGCGGCCAGCATCATGGGTCCGGGCTCCGGCTCCAATGTTCCCACTTCGCTGATCGGGTGGTAATTTGCCAGTCATCCCAACAGTTGTATCGCCTAAATTTACTCCGCCGCCGGAGATGAACCCGAACATTGCCGGAAGGCCAGGGCAAGCGATAGCTGGCGCGGCGGATCAATTCGCGCAGGTATCTGACTTTGCAATGCAAGTCTCTGAGCGAA